CTATGACGGCAACGTGATCTTTGCCCGCGAATGGACGCGCACCTGTCAGGTGGTCTGGTACGACGAGCGCACCAGCACCTACCGCGTTACCGCCCGGATCAGCTTCGGCACGCCGCTCATTCAGCTGTACGAAAACGGCCGCCTGCTGGGCCAGCGCGATTATTCCAGCCCCAGGCGCGCCATGAACGCCATCCGCGAGATCGTCCGCTGTGCGGGCTACGCCATGTAGGAGGGAATGCAGATGAACGAGCTTTTCGCCAACTGGCTTCACTCCGGCGACAAGGGCCTGCTCCGGCTGGTTCTTCCCCGCGAAACCTACCTTTTCCTCCGGGCGGAGAAGCAGCCCGGCTTCGATTATCTGTACTGCCAGCGGCAGTACAGCAGCGACGGCCTGCGCCGCAAGGACAGCTTTCAGTATGCGGGCCTCTACTGCGCGGCAGACGGCCTGATCTACGACGCGGATTACGCGCTGACGCATATGGACGACGCGGACAAAACGCTCCCGGCCCGCTCCTACGAAGCCCTGCGCAGGCAGTTGCAGCAGGACGTGCGCGCCATGATCGAGCAGCGCGTGGACAATGACTGCGGAAACCTGACGGTGCATGAGCTGACCGACGAAAAATTCCTCTGCGCGCTGGACGCCTATCGCAAGTATTACGCCGCCCGCGACGTGCGGCAGCGGTATCTGGAAACCGGCGAACTGGACAGCGACGGATTTCACTGCCGGTATGTTCCGGAGGGATGGACGGAGGATTCGTTCCTCTCCTATATCGCCGATCCGCTGGCCTACGCGGAGCAGGAGGCGGAGCGCTACTGGTCGGAAAATCAGGAAGCAATGTACCTGCAATTTCTGGAGCAGGATGCGCGGGACGCGGAACAGGCTGCGATTGCGGAGAATCCGCAAAATCCCGTTCACATCGTCCGGCAGATCATGGCCGTCATGAACACCAGCGGTGCGAAAACCGTGAATGTGACCGTGCGGAAGGATGGGAAAGAACTGACCTTCAAGACGGAGACCGGCGACCTGCGCCGGGATTGCACGGGCGGCTATTCGCACTGGCATATGATTGCAGCCGACCGGCGCAGATTTTTCGAATGCTTTGGCCGGAACGCCGAATATAAACCGGAGGAAATCCTCCGTATCACCTATGGCCGCAGCATATTATATGAAGCAAACGGTTGACGACCGCAGCCCCGCAAGGGGCTTTTTTCATGCTCACTGAAAGGAGGCCGCATTGGCAAACCCCATTCATAAGACAAAATACGGTTATTATGTCGCCTCCTTCGCCAGCGGCAGCAACTTTTTGTTTGATGAAATCGACCTGTCGCTGATTCGCACACATACCTGGCATCTGGGCAAGCGCGGCTATCCGGCCACGCATATCGGCGGCAGAACGGTCGTGCTGCACCGGCTGCTGTGCCCGGAGGCGCAGGAATATGAAATCGACCACATCAACGGCGACAAGCTGGACAACCGCCGCCGAAACCTGCGGCTATGCACGCATCAGCAGAACGCCTTCAACCAGAAGCGCCGCCGCACCAACACCAGCGGCTATATCGGCGTGAGCTACGCCCGCGGGCGCGGGTGCTTCGAGGCGTACATTCATCACCATGGGCGCAAGCATCATCTGGGACTGTTTCCGGACGCGCTGCTGGCAGCCCGGACGCGGGACTGCGTGGCCCGGCTGCTGTTCGGCGAATACGCCCGGCTGAATTTCCAGAAGGGAGGCGGCAAACGTGGCCCGCACTAAGAAGTATCAGCCCACGGAATTCATGCTGCCCACCTCGCACTACGACAAGGAGCGCGCCGATCACGCCGTCAATTTCATTCAATCGCTGAAGCACACCAAGGGCGTGTGGGCCGGGCAGCCGTTTCTGCTGTTCGACTGGCAGGAGAAGATCATCCGCGACCTGTTCGGCACCATTAAGGCCAACGGCTACCGGCAATTCAACACGGCCTTCGTGGAAATCTGCAAAAAGGCCGGCAAGAGCGAGCTGGCCGCCGCCGTTGCGCTGTATATGCTGGCGGGCGACGGCGAGGAAGGCGCGGAGATTTACGGCTGCGCCAACGACCGCCAGCAGGCCAGCATCGTATTCGACGTGGCCAAGGACATGGTGCTCCAGTGCCCGGCGCTGCTCAAACGCATCAAGATCGTGGAGAGCCAGAAGCGCCTCGTGTATCTGCCTACCCGCGGCATTTATCAGGTGCTGTCCTCGGAGGTCGCGTCCAAGTACGGCTATAACGTTCATGCCTGTATCTTCGACGAGCTGCTGGGCCAGCCCAACCGAAAGCTGTTCGACGTTATGACGAAGGGCTCCGGCGCGGCCCGAAAGCAGCCGCTGAATTTCGTCATTACGACCGCCGGTTCTGATAAAAACAGCATCTGCTACGAGGTACATTCCAAGGCGCTGGACATCCTGGAGGGCCGCAAGCATGACTCCACCTTCTACCCGGTGGTGTATTCCACGCCCACGGACGCGGACTGGACAGACCCAAAGGTCTGGAAAGCCGTGAACCCGTCGCTGGGTAAGACTGTGGACATCGAGTATTACAAGACGGCCTGTGAAAGCGCGAAGCAGAATCCCGCCGAGGAAATGCAGTTTCGGCAATTCCATCTGTGCCAGTGGACGAGCGCCACCACCCGCTGGATGCCCATGGACAAATGGGACGCCTGCGCCTATCCCGTCGATCCGGAGCGGCTGCGCGGGCGCGTGTGTTATGGCGGACTCGACCTTTCCAGCACCACGGACATTACAGCTTTCGTGCTGGTGTTTCCCCCGGAAGATGCCGAAGGTAAATACGAAATTCTGCCGTTCTTCTGGCTGCCGGAGGATTCTATTGACCTGCGCGTGCGCCGGGATCATGTGCCCTATGATACATGGGCGCAGCAGGGGTTGGTGTACACCACCGAGGGCAATGTCATTCACTATGGCTATATCGAGGAATTCATCGAAGAATTGGGCACGAAGTACAACATCCGCGAGATTGCCTTTGACCGCTGGGGCGCAGTGCAGATGACGCAGAATCTGGAGGGACTGGGGTTTACGGTGGTGCCATTCGGTCAGGGCTACAAGGATATGTCGCCGCCCACCAAGGAATTATTGAAGCTGACGCTGGAGGGCAAGCTGGCCCACGGCGGCCACCCTGTGCTGCGCTGGATGGTGGACAATGTGACGATCCGCTCCGATCCTGCCGGGAACATCAAGGCGGACAAGGAGAAAAGCACAGAAAAAATAGACGGAGCCATCGCCACCATCATGGCGCTGGATCGTGCGATCCGGCATGAGGGTGACGGCGCATCCGTCTATGACGAGAGAGGGTTGTTGTTTGTCTAATCAAAACATCTGTTACTTTTGCTCTGCGCCGAATAGAATTCTCATATAGTCTACTCGGGTATCCAAAATACGGATAATTGATACGACTTCATCCACATCGTAAATGATCATATACGCGCCAGAAATCAAGCAGTATCCGTCAATCTCCCGACCTGTTTTCTTGCGAAGCTCAACACCCATGCGTGGTTGATCTTTGAGTTGTTTACAGGCGATGGCAATGCTTCGGATGATATTTTGCGCAGCCGTCGGATTCATTAGTCGATTCGTGATGTAGTCCCTGATCAGTTCCAAATCGCAGATCGCGCCCGGAGTATAGCGTAGTTTCATAGCTCTACTCCGAAATGGTTCAGCATCTCTTCTTCCGAAATCCAGTCACTCTCTGATTTTACTGAGTCACGACCCTTCTGGATTTCTGCCATAAGCTGCGCCATCGCCTGGTTACGCAAGGCGTCCTTACTATTGCTGGTTACGATAAATGGCATCGCACCAGCATTCAAGGTCTGCTGTATGAAAACGTTGATAGCGTCGGTAAGGGTCATGCCGCATTCCGCGTAAATGCGCTCTGCTTCACTCTTGACCGTTGGATTAATTCGCATCTGGAATGTTCCCGTCTTGGGCGCGGTTGTCACGTTGATTCTTTCCACTCGGATCACCTCCTACGTTTATTATACTGCGTCGGCAGCATGATGTCAATACGTTGTCATTACAAGATGTTCTGGAGGTACTTATGAAATTTCATGGCATCAAATTGTTTCGAGCGCGGGACAAGCCCCGCAATGCTCTGAACGGCAGCGGCTATTCCTTCCTGTTCGGCAATACCGTGGCGGGCAAGACCGTCAACGAGCGCAGCGCCATGCAGATGTCGGCGGTGTACGCCTGTGTGCGGATTCTGTCTGAAGCCATCGCCGCGCTGCCGCTGCATTTCTATCAGTACAACGCCGCAGGCGGCAAGGAAAAGGCGCTGCGGCATCCGCTGTATAACCTGCTCCACGACGAACCGAACCCGGAAATGACCGCCTTTTCCTTCCGGGAAACCCTCATGACACACCTGCTGCTGTGGGGCAACGGCTACGCCCAGATCGTGCGCAATCAGCGCGGCGAGGTCATTGCGCTGTATCCGCTGATGCCTGACCGCATGACTGTGGATCGGGATTCCCGCGGACACATCTATTACGAATACACCCGCTCGGATTCGGACGTGAAAAGCCTGGGCCGGAAGTCCTCGGTGATCCTTTCGCCGGAGGACGTTTTTCATATTCCCGGTCTGGGCTTTGACGGCCTTGTCGGCTACAGTCCCATCGCCATGGCGAAGCAGGCCATCGGCATGGGACTCGCCTGCGACGAATACGGCGCGTCCTTTTATCAAAACGGCGCGCAGCCGGGCGGCGTGCTGGAGCATCCGGGCGTGGTGAAAGACCCCAAGCGCGTGCGCGATTCCTGGAACGCCATTTATCAGGGCAGTAAAAACGCCCATCGTATCGCCGTCCTCGAAGAGGGAATGAGCTATAAGCCCATCTCCATTTCGCCGGAGCAGGCGCAGTTTTTGGAGACGCGAAAATTTCAGATCGACGAAATCGCGCGCATTTTCCGCGTGCCGCCCCACATGGTGGGCGATCTGGACAAATCTTCCTTCTCCAACATTGAGCAGCAGTCGCTGGAATTTGTGAAATATACGCTCTCCCCGTGGATCACCCGCTGGGAGCAGACCATTCACCGCTCCCTGCTGCTGCCCTCGGAAAAGCCGCGGTATTTCGCCCGGTTCAATGTGGAGGGCCTGCTGCGCGGCGATTATCAGTCCCGCATGAACGGCTATGCCGTGGGCAGGCAGAACGGCTGGATGAGCGCCAACGACATCCGGGAATTGGAGAACCTCGACCGCATTCCCGCCGAGGCGGGCGGCGATCTGTATCTCATCAACGGCAACATGACCAAGCTGGCAGACGCGGGTCTGTTCGCCGGTAAAGAAACCACCCGAAAGGAGACTGTATAAATGAAGAAATTCTGGAACTGGATCAGGGACGAAACCAACCCGGATGCACGAATCCTGCGGCTGGAAGGAGCCATTGCCGAGGAAAGCTGGCTTGATGATGAGGTCACGCCCGCGGCTTTCAAGGCGGAGCTGGCCTCGGGCAGTGGCCCCATTACCGTCTGGATCAATTCGCCGGGCGGTGACTGTGTGGCCGCGGCACAGATCTACAATATGCTCATGGATTACCCGGCGGACGTAACTGTGCGCATCGACGGCATTGCGGCCAGCGCGGCCTCGGTGATCGCCATGGCTGGCACCAAGGTTCAGATGTCGCCGGTATCCGTCATGATGATCCACAATCCGCTGACCGTGGCCATGGGCGACAGCGACGAAATGCGCCGGGCCATCCAGCTGCTGGACGAGGTGAAGGAGAGCATCATCAACGCCTACGAGATCAAGACCGGCCTTTCCCGCACCAAGCTGTCCCATCTGATGGACGGCGAAACGTGGATGAATGCGAAAAAGGCGCTGGAGCTGGGCTTCTGCGACGAAATCCTGTATCAGCCGGAGGCGGAGCCCGCGCCGGAGGACAGTTTTACTTTCTCTCGCCGGGCCGTTACCAATTCCCTGCTGGACAAGCTGAAAACCCGTATTCCCAAACCCGACAACCAAGTGAGCGCGGCAGACCTCCAAAAGAGGCTGTCGCGTTTGCCGCATTAAGGAGGAAAAGATATGAATCGAATTCTGGAGCTGCGCGAGAAGCGCGCTAAGGCGTGGGACGCCGCCAAGAAGTTTCTGGACGCCAAGACCGGCCCGGACGGTCTGGTTTCCGCCGAGGACTCCGCGACCTATGACAAGATGGAGGCGGATGTACTCGCCCTGGGCAAGGAGGTCGAGCGACTGGAACGTCAGGCCGCCATCGACGCGGCGCTCAATGCGCCCGCAAATCAGCCCATCACCGAAAAGCCCGGCGAGAAGGAGAAGGCCAAGGCAGGCCGCGCTTCCGCGGAATACGCAGCCGCCTTCTGGCAGGCCATTCGCAGCAAGTCCGTGCCCCACGAGGTTTTCAACGCGCTGGAAACGGGTACCGACAGCGAGGGCGGCTATCTGGTGCCGGATGAGTATCAGCGCACCCTGATCGACGCGCTGCAGGAGCAGAACATCTTCCGCCAGCTGGCTCACGTCATTACGACCACGTCCGGCGAGCGCAAGATTCCCGTGGTCGCCTCCCACGGCACCGCCGCGTGGATCGACGAGGAAGGCTCCTATCCCGAAAGCGACGACGCCTTCGGTCAGGTGTCCATCGGCTCCTACAAGCTGGCCACCATGATTAAGGTGTCCGAGGAGTTGCTCAATGACTCTGCCTTCGACGTGCCCGCGTATATCGCCCGCGAATTCGCGCGCCGCATCGGTGCTGCCGAGGAAGAAGCGTTTTTCACCGGCAACGGCACGGGCAAGCCGCTGGGCATTCTGGCCACCACCGGCGGCGCACAGACCGGCGTGACCGCGGCCAGCGCCACGGCCATCACCATGGACGAGGTCATGGATCTGTTCTATTCTCTGCGCGCGCCCTATCGCCGCAATTCCGTGTTCATCATGAACGATTCCACCGTGAAGGCGCTGCGCAAGCTCAAGAACGGCAACGGCGACTATCTCTGGCAGCCCAGCGTCCGCGCGGGCCAGCCGGACACGCTTTTGAATCGTCCGGTGTATACCTCCACCTTCATGCCCGCCATCGCCGCCGGTGCCAAGAGCATTCTGTTCGGCGATCTGGGCTATTACTGGGTGGCGGATCGTCAGGGCCGCAGCTTCAAGAGGCTCAATGAGCTGTTCGCCGCCACGGGTCAGGTGGGATTCCTGTCCTCCGAGCGCGTGGATGGCAAGCTGATCCTGCCCGAAGCCGTGAAGGTGCTGGCGCAGAAGGCCGCCTAAGGAGGAATGAAGCATGAGACAGGCTGATCCGGTGCGGGACGAAACCCGCACCACTCACAACTATTTCGCCCACGGAGGCAATGAGCTGGTGATCGGTGGAAAGCTGACCTTCCTGCCCACGGCCACCGTAGAGGGCGGCGACAATCTGTTTGGCGGCGCGGGCATTACGCCCGCCGCCAATCTTCCCGCCAGCGACGCCACTACGATTGCGGCGTTGAAAGATGACTTCAACGCGCTGCTTTCTGCGCTGAAGGCTGTCGGGCTGATGGAAGCGGATGGGCAGCAATGATCGTCTCCGTAGAGGAACTGAAGGCCCATCTGCGCATTCAGCAGGATGCGGAGGATAAACTGCTCGAAAATCTGCTGATGCAGGCGCAGGCTGCGGCCAACGATTTCTGTCGGACGGATTTTGACGCGGACGCGCCGGAACCCGTCCGACTGGCCGTGCTGCTCATGGCTTCCCATTTCTATGAGTATCGGGACGCCTCCGACCGCTCGGCCTATCTGACCATGATGAACGCATTCCACGCGCTGCTGTATCCCTATCGCAGAATTGAAGATATGTTTTGATTCTTCGGCTGCTTCCTCGCCTTCGGCGGGCAGCAGCTACGCGACTGCGGAGCGGCTTTGCCGCTGTCCTCGCCGCTATTCGCGCCGATGGCGCTCACTCAGAGTCAGGAGATGAACCAAATGAAAATCCCGCATCCCGGCGAGCTGCACCAGCTGGTGGAAATTGGCCGCACTGTTCATGAGATCAATGAAAACGGATTCCCCGTGGAGACGGAGCAGGTGGTCTGCCAGGTATGGGCTAAGGCGGAAGATTGCGATTCCCGCTATTTCACCTCGGGCGACACAGAAAACACCGAGCGCGGCATCTGGTTCACCATCCGCTGGCGCAGCGATGTGCAGCCCGGCATGTGGGTGCTGTGGAACGGGCAGAAGCAGATCATTACGGAAATCGGCGAGTACGATTTCAAGCGCCGCTATCTGCGCCTGACAACAAAGGCTGTGAAGGGGGTGCGCTGATGAAGCGAGTGCAAGATGCGCTTTCTTCTCTGGGCATCCCTGTTTTCGCAGGCGTATGGAAGGCCACTGCGGATGGTGTAACTCCACCTCTTCAGTATCTGGTTTACACCATTCAGACCTACGAGGACGAGCATTGGGACGATGCAAACCGCCGTTACCGCGTTTACGTTTACCTGAACCTTTGGAGCACGGTCGATCCCACCGAGGTCATTCACCTCGTGCGAGCCGCCATGCGTAAGGCCGGCTTCGCCTTTTCCGACGAAGCCGTTTCCTATAACGACGATACCCGCCAAACGCTGGTCGCCTGGACGTGGGTCTGCTGGGAGGATGACGAATGAGCATGGAAGTATCGGGCGGCGTGGAGCTGCGGGAGGACATTGCCCGTATGGCCGACCTGCTGCGCACCTCCGGGGAGAACGGCTCCCGCGCTTGTAACTGGATTTTGCAGAACGCGGCCCAGCCGGTGCTGGAGCAGATGCTGCACAACGCCTCCACCGATCCCAAGCGCCGCACGGGCACGCTGCTGCGGTCGATCAAGATCGGGCGCGTGGTAAAAAAGCGCTCCGGCGGCTATCGCGTCACCGTGGGTATTCATCGAAAGGACGGCGGCGCAGCGTATGGGAATCCAGTCGAATTCGGCCACGGCGGCCCGCATCCGGCTCCGCCGCATCCCTTCGTCCGCCCAGCATTCGATGCGAAGGCTGACGAAGCCTATGAACAAGTGAAGGAACAACTGAGACAGGCCCTCGACAGCCGAGGGCTATTGTAATTTAGGAGGAAAAACTATGCCGAATACGCCCGCTGCAGCGCCCGCGGTTTCGTCTACCGTTGGCCTGAAAAACATGGTGATCGCGCCGGTGACAGAGGACAACGAAACGTCCACCACCTATGGCGATCTGCAGAGAGTGGCCGGTGCCATCGAGGCCACCATTACGCCGGAAAACAACGATCCGGACATTCAGTATTTCGATGACGTGGAGGGCGACGTGCTGTATCCCGATCCGGAGCTGACCTTCAAGACCAAGCTGGCCGACCTGCCGCTGATCGTGCAGGAGATGATCTTCTCCAACAAGATCGACGACAACGGCGTGCTGATCCGCACGGCCAACGACAAGCCCGGCTATTTCGCCGTGGGCTTTATGTCCGAGAAGGCCAACGGCACCTATCGCTATGTGTGGCTGTTTAAGGTGCGCGCCAAGCCCGTCACGGAGACCTACGCCACCAAGGAGGGCACCAGCATTACCCGCCAGACCGGCGAGGTGGAGTGGACGGCCATCAAGCGCACGTCCGACGGTCGCTATCAGGCGGTGGCTGACGAGGACGAGAACGGCTTTACCGCTGAAAAGGCCGCCGCTTTCCTGAATACGGTCTACACGCCGGTGTTCACCACCAGCAAGTAACGCACGGCCCGTCGAGTGTTCGGCGGGCTGCTTCTTCTGCCGATAAAGGAGGCCGCTATGATTACCTGCACCCTGCGGGACAAAAAGTATTCCATTGATTTTGTGTCGGGCCGCGCACTGCGCGAGCTGGAACCCGCCGCCCAGATGTACGCCAAGGTGGTGCGCCTGTCGGAACTGGCTGCAAAAGGCCAGACCATTCCGGAGGACGCGAAATTCACCATCTCCGAGGCCATGGACACCATGATCCGCTGGTTCTGCATTCTCTTTCAGAATCAGTTTACACCGGATGACGTGCTGGACAACTATCCCGTTGACCGGCTGATGCACGACATTGCGCTGGCGCTGATGGCCGTGCAGGCCCAGACCACGGATGTGCTGTCCGATTTCCCTACGACGGCGGCGACGGAACCGGCGCAGACGCCGGAATCCTGACGCTGCCGGATTACATTTACTCCACCTACAACGCCCTCATGGAGTCCGGATGGAAATTCGACGAGATCGACCGGATGGACATGCTGGGATTTCTGCGCATCCGCGCGTGGAGCGCAAAGCGGGAAAGCAAAAAGAAAGAACCCCGGCGCGCCTTCATTGATGAAGTGTGGCCCGATTTGAAATAAACGATTGGAGGCGGCAGAATGAGCGAAGTCTTACGCGACCTTGTTGTGTCGCTTTCGCTGGACGGAGATAATTTTTCCCGAAACCTTGCGTCCATCAACAAACAGATTCAGGAGGCCGAGAGCGAATTTAAGCGGGCCGCCTCGGGCGTGGACAATTTTGAGAAGTCCGTATCCGGCACCCAGAGCCAGCTTTCCAGCCTTCAGCAGAAATTGGAGCTGCAGCAGAAAGCCGTCAAGCAATACGAAAGGGCGCTGGAAGCGGCGAACAAAAAGCTGGAGAACGCCTACGCCCGGCAGGGCAGGCTGACGGAATCACTGGACGCGGCCAAGCAGAAAAACGCTGATCTCAGGCAGCAGGTGGCCGCGGCCACAAAGCAATACGAACGCTTTTCCCGTGAGCTGGGCGAGTCGGATTCTGCAACGCTGGCCGCCAAGGCCAATCTGGACGCGCTGTCGCAGGAATATGCGGAGTCTTCCGCCGAGGTCAAAAAGCTGGAAGGCCAGCTGGAGGCCAATACGAAAAGCCTGCAGAACAACGCGGATGCGGTCACGAAGGCCCGCACCAATCTGAACAACGCGCAGGGCGCGCTTCGGCAGACCGAGCAGCAGATTCGCACGACCACCGAGCGCCTTGCCCGGATGCAGTCCGCATGGACGAAGGCGGGCGATGCGCTGACGGCCTTCGGGAAAAAGTGCGAGTCCGTCAGCGCCTCCATGGAAAAGCTGGGCAAGGGCATGACGGCCACGCTTAGCGCGCCCGTGCTGGCGCTGGGCACGGCGGCGATCAAGGCCTCTGTGGAATACGAGAGCGCCTTCGCCTCCGTGCGCAAAACCGTGGATGCGACGGAGGCCGAATATGAGCAGCTTTCGGACGCGGTCAAAAAGATGAGCACCGAGGTAGCCACCGATGCTGCCGATATTGCCGAGGTCATGGCGAACGCCGGTCAGCTGGGCATTAAGAATAATTATCTGGTGGAATTCACGAGAACGATGATCGACCTGGGCAATTCCACCGACATTGCCGCGGACGAGGCCGCCACGGCCATTGCGCAGTTTGCCAACATCACGAAAATGTCTCAGGCGGATTTCGGGCGGTTTGGCTCCGCACTGGTCGATCTGGGCAACAATTACGCCACCACCGAATCCGCCATCATGGACATGGCTACACGGCTGGCCGCTGCCGGTTCGCAGGTGGGCCTTAGCCAGGCGCAGATTTTGGGCTTCTCGACGGCGCTGTCCTCCGTGGGCCTCGAGGCTCAAGCGGGCGGCACGGCGTTCAGCAAGGCAATGATCGAAATGCAGGTGGCCGTAGAAACCAACGGAAAATCCCTGAAGGACTTCGCCAGGGTGGCCGGGCTGACCACCGAGGAATTCAAGGCCCTGTGGAACTCCGATCCGGCGGGCGCGATTGAGAAATTCATCGTGGGCCTGTCCCGGATGGACGAGCAGGGCGTGTCCTCCATTGTCACTCTGCAGGAGATGGGCTTTACCGAGGTGCGCCTGCGGGACACCCTGATGCGCGCCACCAACGCCACCGAGCTTTTCTCCGAGGCCCAGCAGACGGCCACGTCCGCATGGGAGGACAATGTGGCGCTGTCCAACGAAGCCGGTAAGCGCTACGCCACCACGGAGAGCAAGCTGAAAAATCTCAAGAATACCGCCGTGCTGGCGGCCCAGCGCATCGGCGACGATCTGAATCCCACGGTACAAAGGCTGATCGACGGCGCGTCCGACCTACTTGAGAAATTCAT